CACGCTCCCCAACGCTCAAGAACCATCTGAATATCACGCATCAACTTACTCCACAAAAATCAGACCAGAACGCCAATTACAAGCAAAAATCAACAAAACAGTATTAGTTGATTGTTATCTCTGACTTCATACTCCTGCTCCTGTCAGGGTTTTGGCGTAATTCTTCAGTATTCGGTAATCGGTCAAAACAGAACCGGGGAAACGATATAAGCGCAGACGCCCCCAGCGGTGGCGAAGACGTTCTGCCATATAAAACTCAAACATCATTCATTCCCCATTTCGGTGATGGTCAGTTCCAGCCTCCCACCTTTGGTAACAGGCATCTTCACAACGCGGTAATCAACGACCTGAGCATCATCCAGCCAGAAACCTGCTTTAGTGAGTGCGTCAAAAGCGGCTTTTTGCAGATTATCCAGGTCACGGCGACGGCGATCCGGCATGTGGCACTCAATGCGGATTTTCACAGGCATAGCCAGGCCGATATCCAGCATTGCGTTTTTAATGATTCGGGCGACGTTATCGCGGTATGCCTGCCCCTCTGCGCTGACGTGCGTGCGCCCGCGATTATGGCGGTAATAGCGATTATTGCTCGGAGGCCAGGGTAATGTGATGCTGTAGGTATTCACGCCTTAATAACCCCCTCTTTCAGCCAGATAACCTGTGTTCTCGCCATACCTTCCAGCGCGCATTCTTTTGCATATGCAGCATCGACAAAATGTGTGCGGCGGTCGATTTCGTCGTGGCAGGCAGAACATGCAATGGTGGCAATCAGGTCTGGCGGTTTGGTACCGGTGCCGCACAATCCAGTCAGCCGGATATGTGCCAGTACAGACGTTTCAGGGTTGCCATTACATACGCCAGGGATTCTTACCTGGCATTCCCGACTACGCGCTGCTTTTCTCAAATCAGCCATGATTCCTCCTTGCTGCCAGTCGCAACCATTTTTTATCAACCAGGCTGGCGGTATATCCGAGCAGTGTTGGTATTTCGGAAGGCTTCAGCTCCGGTTTACGCTTACGACGATCTGGTACTCTGTAGATGTGTCCGTTCATGACACGAATAAGCGGTGTAGCCATTACGCCTCCTGCTTGTCGCGGAGCAGCTGGAACTCGCAGCTCTGCGGAATAGTCAGGTGGCAGCCAATATTCACCGCCCAGGCTTCAACCTTACACAGGAAGACATACATCTCTCCGGTATCAAGATCGGAGGTATGGCGTAACGACTGGATAGTGGTGATATCACCGGTTACGACATCAACCAGGTCTTTGGTTTCATAACCGAGATATGTGTGTTTGAGAGCATCTTTTACCCAAGCTGGAGTGGCGAACGTTTTACCCTTGCTGATGAGGTATTCACTGATTTCGCTGTACCACATGTGGCTGAGTGCATTCTGGGAAAGACTGCGTCTCTCGCGCCACGGTTTAAGCACCATGCGAAAGCATTTGCCGTCCTCCAGATAAGGCTGGATCTGCCGACCGATAGCGGTGAAGTTACCGCGATGCAATTTGATACCATCTTGTGGGAGGTTCACGCTTCACCTCCGCAGAGGTCAAACGTTGGATGCAAGATATCGCAGGTGCATTTCTGCATCTGTGACTGGTTGAAAGGTGTTCTGATTGTCGTTTGCACTTTGAGTCCCCTCAAAGCGCAGAAGTCACCGGAGTTGTTCAGGCTCCGATGACATGATTATGGCGAGTTGATTATGATGAATCAATAGGTTCTTATGTCAAATGAACACTAGATCCAAAGGAGGGTAACAATTATCATAGCCAATGAGATTAATCTCATTTTTAATAAGGAAATTTCATGAAATATTTCTCAACTGGTTTTTATGTTTCAAACTCCACATCTCTAGCTGAGATCTTTAATGAATGTTTTTCTTGGGTAAACGACTCACCACATACAACTTTTATTCCAGCACAATTAGTATGTGATTATAAAAGCGAGGAGTACTTCATAGAGTCTAAAAATGAAAGAATTGATATAATAACTTATAAAAACAAAGATACTAGTTTAGGCTGTTTTAGGTATTCGAAAATATCTGAGCCACACAAATGGGTAACAGATATTTCAATTAATAAAAATCTCAAAACTGATACCATGTGGATTCAGGTGGAATCTAGCGTTGTAAGCCAAGATGCAGCTTATCTAGCCCCGCAACCTAAGAAACCATTAGTTGTTATGAGATTGATTGATAAATTTTCTGGTGGTCTTGATGATATTTTCAAGGTGTCAGTCGAACCTCATTCCTTAGATGATACTGATGAACATTTAAATATAGCAGCTAAAGTTATAAATGGTGAAACTGACAACAGACTACCAATAATATACGTTAGCTCCAAGTATTTTTTTAATGAACATGCTCACAATATCATCCCAGAACGCCTTGCAAGAAAGGTATGCGGATTAGCACATGTATTAATTGAGCCTAGCAATAGACTATTTTCTATTAAGCTAAAAAATGAGACAAATGCTAAAAATGCCTATGCTGGTGCTGTTGGTATCTATTGGCCACGGGGTCAAAATATCAGTTTTTATCGCCGTGGTGAGAAAACCGCAAAAGAATTTGAAGATGAGTTATTTGATGATGTTGTAAGAGCTACGACTACAATGGCTCCTGTCTCAGATAGTGGATGGAGTGAGATACAAACCAGAAAAACGAAAGACTCTATTAACTCACTCAAAGAAAGAGGAGAATACACACGCGAACTGATGGCGCTTTACGAAGCCGATAATGTTGCGAAAGATGACCAAATAGAAGATCTTAAGCATAAGATCTCCTCTTTAGAGCACAGAGTACGCACTCTTCAATCACAAGCTTCAGCCCAAGGAAGCATTGTGCTTAATGCTGGTGAAGAGACTGATTTTTTTGATGGAGAAATCAAAAATATAATTATTGACGCACTAAAAACTGCCATAAAAAATAAAAATGAATTTGGTAGAAGCTACCATATCTTATCATCCCTAATTGCCAATAATGAATACAATAAAGAAACCGAGAGTCGCCGCCAATTACTTAAAAGGACTTTAACAGGTTACAGAAGCATGGATAGCGCAACACAAAGAAATTTAAAGGACTTAGGTTTCAGTGCGTCAAGCGATGGAAAACACTGGAAGTTAACATATAATGAAGACCCTCGATATTCCTATATTTTACCTAAAACAGGAAGTGACCACAGAGGTTCTTTAAATGCTATCTCGGATATAGCAAACATTATTTTCTAATAAATTTCAATAGCACTCACAAATGAGTGCTATTGTTGCCACTGAATTACTCTATTTAAATTCAACTTTTATCCCTTTGTTTAGCAGGGCATCAGAAACTGCCTTTTTTGTAACATTTATCCCTGCAAGCAATGCTTTATGCATTGGTCCCTTAAAAATTTCTACTTCTTCTTCAGTGAGTTTAGGCAATGTAATATAAATAACATCTTTCATCTGCTTGTTTTTATAGCATGAGCTTCTTGTGTGCTTACAATCGATATTTTCTTTATTTCCCAAAACATCATCCCCTTTATAATTCAGTTCCACACATCAATTATTTAGTTATCACGAATGTCGTAAAACTAAAATTAGTAACAATAATTGCTCATACCTACTCTCTTCCATATAAAGCCAACACCCGCTTCATCGCGGCACTTTGACGACACTCCTTAAAAATCAGATTCGTGCTCACCTTTCCTTCCCGTTCTTCTCTGGTAGCGAACCGGTAATACACCGTTCGCCAGACCTTACCATCAACGACCAGGATTCCTGACCGCGCCATTTTAGCCGCAGCCTGATTTATGCTGGTTACGGTTGCGCCTGTTACCGCGGCAACGTCCTGCGCACAGAAGTTCTTATGAGTCCCCAGGTAATGAATAATTGCCTCTTTGCCCGTCATACACTTGCTCCTTTCAGCCCAAACTTCGCTTTGATTTCTGCGATCTTCGCCAGAGCCTGAACACGATTAAGCGGTCTCCCGCCCATGACAGGAAGTTGTTTTACTGGTTCAGGTATCGCCTCACCACGGTTAATTCGCGCTGTCATACAGGCCAGTTCATCGGCAGCCTTGCGCCGTAATTCCGCATCAGTCAGCGCATTGGCCCGCATGTTCTGATACAGGTTGGTAACCAGCCAGTAGTGCGCGTTTGATTTCCACGGATAAGACTCTGCATCTGGATACAGGCCACGTTTCCGGCAATACTCGTAAACCATATCAACCAGCTCGCTGGCGTTTGGCAGCCCGGCGGTAACGGATGCTTCTTCCCGGCACCAGGCAACAAACTGCCCGGGTGATGGCAGGAATGGTCGATTCTGCCGACGGGCTACGCGCATTCCTGCGTTAACCTGTTCCATCGTGGTGATCCCGTTTTCCCGGAAAGCCAGAACCCACTGGCGGCGGATTTCGTTCAGTTCGTTCTGGTCCCGGTTAGCCAGGCTCGCCGGGAAAGTTGCCAGTAACTGGCTGAACACACCATTGATGATCTGCGCTACCTGTTGTACCTGCGGCTTTTCGTCGTACTGTTCCGGCATGTTGTTGGCGATCCGGCGCATCTGCTCACGGTCAAAGTTAACCATCTGTGCGGCGATGTTTTTCATAAATCCACCCCGTAAATCCAGTCAGTGTTTGTCAGGTCGAGTTTTGATTTTCCGGCTATCACGCCAGCCTGTTGCTTGTTACGGTTGATTTCGAGTTGGGTCCACTTGTCGCGGAGTTTGGCCGGACTTAGCACGTTACCGGACCAGAAGTTGTCCTGGCATGCCCAGCGGAACAGCACGCACATGTCGCGGTGGTTACGGCCGTCACGTTCACGCATCAGGCGGATATCGTTAGCCCACCCTGCAAAATTCGGTTTTCTGGCTGATGGCGCGATGGTCTTCACCATGTCAAACATCCACTCTGCGGCGGTCAGGTCTTCTGCTGTCCCCCACCTGCTGCCGCTCTGAATTGCAGCATCTGGTTTCTCCACAGGAAGATCGTTTTCTGGTTGGTCAGAGGATTCGCCAGAATTCTCGGACGAAAAAGGTTTTATATTGTCTTTTGTTAGTTTGTATTTTGTGTTTACCTGATTCGGGTAAGTGCCTTTACCTGATTTGGGTAAACTTTTCTTACCTGATTCAGGTAAATTTACCTCTTTCAGGTAAACTTTATTTTTCTTACCTGATTCGGGTAATGTTGACCATTCACTGACCACATTATTAATGCCGATATTCCGCCCGCTCTGAATAAAAATCCCACGCTTTACCAGAACACTTTTTGCAGCAGAACACTTGTGCGGCAATATCCCGGTCAACTCGGAAAGTTGCTCGTTGCTCACCCAATCCAGTTTTTTATTAAAGCCATATGTTTTGCGCATGACAGCCAGGAAGACCAGAAGCTGGTGCTGTGTTAATCCGGCCAGCATCACAGCTTCCAGCAACTCATTTGCAATGCGCGTATAACCATCATCGAGATCTGCCACGCGCGGCTCCTTTTGTGCCGCATCCGGCACTGGAAAATTGAATATCTCAGCAGTGTTTGCCATAATTCCTCCCGCAATGAGTGTGTTACGATTTGCACCTGAAAGTCGGTTCTGTTCCCGCAGACCGACTTTCGCCATTTCTGAACCTGTCATATTGCCCCCAGCATGGTGGTCACCATCGCCATTAATGGACCAGCCAGATCCGGGTCCACACGAAACATCGACACAATACCTTCACTCATTTCCTTCAGTTTCTGGTGGCGTGGTGCGTTGAGAATGACAGCCTGTTTTGCCTCACTGAGTTCCTTTTCCATTTCAGCCAACCGAGTCATGAAGCTATCCTGCTCAACCAGGTAACCGCGATATTCCAGCGGTAGTACCGCCAGAATTGCCGGGGTCAGTTCACGCACGTTATTTCGGTATTTTTCAGAATCGAATTTGTTATCGAGGAAGCGGAACAGCTTCTGGCGTGCACGGCTGACATCATCAGGGAAATCGATGGTGCCGTCGCCCTGCTCCCGATACTCATTCACAATGAGTGCGGCAACGACATCCTGATTATCTACAGCCGACCAGGCGCGGACGGCATCACGGATTTTTTCGTGGCCTGGAGCTTGTTTTGTTTGAGAACGATTTATCACCGCAGTCGGAATAAATCCGCTAGTCTGTTGGTATGTAAGTGGTTGCATAATTGACTCCTTTAGTTTGAATTGACTGTTAAGTTGATTGCTTATTGTTAAAGAGCGTGAAATGGAAATTTAAGCTGCGTTCTTTTCGGTGTGTGGAAACAACTTCGGAAGATCCGGGCGAATCTGGTATGCCTTCACAACTCCACCAGTAGCCGTAACAATGCTGCCGACATGTTCAGGGGATACCTTTGCTTTGTTGTGAAGCCACTTATAGACGGCCTGCTGTGAAACTTCGCAGGCATCGCCTAGTTTCTTTTGTGAACCAACGATATTGATCGCTGTTTTGATTGCTGGGTTCATAACAACCTCCGTGGTTAATCCGAATAAAGATTAAAACTATGGTTGTTTTTAGTCAACAACCATTTTCGTTTGATGAAATAAAACCTTGGTTGTACATTTGATCTATGAAAACAACACTCTCAGAAAGACTTAAAGAAGCCAGATTAGCGCGAGGCCTTACACAAAAGGCGCTTGGGGATTTGGTCGGGGTTAGCCAGGCTGCTATTCAGAAAATCGAAACAGGGAAAGCTAACCAAACAACTAAAATCGTGGAGATCGCGAACGCTTTGGGTGTGCGCGCAGAATGGTTATCTTCTGGCGTTGGAAATATGTCAGACAGTACAGTGCAACCAATACAATCAACTGTCAGCCATTCCAAATACTTCAAAATTGACGTTCTTGATATAGAAGTCAGTGCCGGGCCAGGTGTAATCAACCGTGAGTTTGTAGAAGTTCTACGCTCGGTTGAGTACTCGTTTGACGATGCTCGTCACATGTTCGATGGCAGGAAGGCGGAAAATATCCGCATCATTAACGTGCGAGGTGACAGCATGTCAGGGACGATCGAACCAGGTGACCTGCTGTTCGTTGATATCACTGTTAAATCTTTCGACGGTGATGGCATCTATGCGTTTCTGTACGACGACACTGCCCATGTAAAACGTCTTCAAATGATGAAGGATAAGCTGCTGGTTATCTCTGATAACAAGAGCTACTCGCCGTGGGACCCGATCGAGAAAGACGAGATGAACCGGGTGTTCATATTCGGTAAGGTCATTGGAAGCATGCCGCAGACGTACAGGAAGCATGGTTAATTTATCTACGACTTAAGGGAGCGAAGGTTAAGGTTTATACCACTCGGATTAGATATTGCACTAAATTCTCTATAAGAACGCCAAATCTGTTTGCATATTTCAGTAAATATTCTCGTTGTTAGCTGAGATTTGTTGCTACTGTCAGCAAAATGTCCCCCTATCTCGTAGCGGTTTTTATTTCGAATCATTATGTTAAGATGTTTCTGATTATAATGAATGGAAACATAAAATGAGAAAAATCCTAATCGCTGCCATGATGGCATCTGTATTGGCTGGGTGTGCTTCTTCAGGCAACCAGCAACTCAAAAATGAAACTGAAATTAGTGTCCAGTCTAAACTTCAGGAAGGTAAAACAACCAAGAATGAGGTTAAATCTTACTTTGGTTCTCCTGATGCTGTTTCATATACTGACAGTGGAAACGAGATCTGGAAGTACGCCTTTGCAAAAGTAAAAGTTAATGGCACCACTTTTATTCCATTCTATGGATTATTCCATAATGGAACGAACGGTACGAAAAAAGAACTTACTATTCTTTTTAACGATGACACGATTAAGAAATACACAATGTCAGAAACCCAAATAAACTCGAAATCAGGTTGGGCTGACTGATAATCATACCCGGCAACCGCGCCGGGTTTTCTTTTCCTCCCCCTCATAACTCATACCGTCCAAAAAACCACCACACCTCACTTCAGTTATCGCTATGCGATGCAAGTCACAAAATAAATCCATCCTAAATACAACCAGTTATATTTAAAACAACCGACAAAACAACTTTTGTTGTTGACGATAAAACAACTATAGTTTTAAATTAAATTCATCGCAACGACACAACGATACGGTAACCACCTGTTTCACCGTTGCGATGACCGCTTAGATCCGCAGTTTGAATTTCAGCAGGCTTCGGGGAGTGCGAGGGGTGAAACGGACGCGTGAACGTCGGTGTGACCAGCTGAAATCAACACAACACTTTATACCTCAGTCGCTTCAACGAGGCGGCTTAGTTATGACAACCGGCGGCCATCCACCGCCTGAATACGCGCAGAAGTCTCTATATGTTCAGCAGCCCAGCTTACGGGCAGGAGTTTTTATGGTTCATCAACATTACGGAACGCAGACCGTTAATCGCGGTGCGGTCATGCCAGGAATGCTGGTCAAACACAAAGATGGTACCTGGACTGCATCAGCTAATTTACGCGGACGGCTTTATCTGCATCGCGGCATCGAGCGCACTTATACCCGTGATTTGCTCGTAGAAGTTTTTCTCGACGGACGCGGTAACGGCCTGAATCACTAATCCCCTTTCCTGTTTTCCTAATCAGCCTGGCATTTCGCGGGCGATATTTTCACAGCCATTTTCAGGAGTTCAGCCATGAACGCTTATTACATTCAGGATCGTCTTGAGGCTCAGAGCTGGGCGCGTCACTACCAGCAGATCGCCCGTGAAGAGAAAGAGGCAGAACTGGCAGACGACATGGAAAAAGGCCTGCCCCAGCACCTGTTTGAATCGCTATGCATCGATCATTTGCAACGCCACGGGGTCAGCAAAAAAGCCATTACCCGTGCGTTTGATGACGATGTTGAGTTTCAGGAGCGCATGGCAGAACACATCCGGTACATGGTTGAAACCATTGCTCACCACCAGGTTGATATTGATTCAGAGGTATAAAACGGATGAGTACAGCACTCGCAACGCTGGCTGGGAAGCTGGCTGAACGAGTCGGCATGGATTCTGTCGACCCACAGGAACTGATCACCACTCTTCGCCAGACGGCATTTAAAGGTGATGCCAGCGATGCGCAGTTCATCGCATTGCTGATCGTCGCCAACCAGTACGGTCTTAATCCGTGGACGAAAGAAATTTACGCCTTCCCTGATAAGCAGAACGGCATCGTTCCGGTGGTGGGCGTTGATGGCTGGTCCCGCATCATCAACGAAAACCAGCAGTTTGACGGCATGGACTTTGAACAGGACAACGAATCCTGCACATGCCGGATTTACCGCAAAGACCGCAATCATCCGATCTGCGTTACCGAGTGGATGGATGAATGCCGCCGCGAACCATTCAAAACCCGCGAAGGCAGAGAAATCACGGGGCCGTGGCAGTCGCATCCCAAACGGATGTTACGGCATAAAGCCATGATTCAGTGTGCCCGTCTGGCCTTCGGATTTGCTGGTATCTATGACAAGGATGAAGCCGAGCGCATTGTCGAAAATACTGCATACACTGCAGAACGTCAGCCGGAACGCGACATCACTCCGGTTAACGATGAAACCATGCAGGAGATTAACACTCTGCTGATCGCCCTGGATAAAACATGGGATGACGACTTATTGCCGCTCTGTTCCCAGATATTTCGCCGCGACATTCGCGCATCGTCAGAACTGACACAGGCCGAAGCAGTGAAAGCTCTTGGATTCCTTAAACAGAAAGCCACTGAGCAGAAGGTGGCAGCATGACACCGGACATTATCCTGCAGCGTACCGGGATCGACGTGAGAGTTGTCGAACAGGGGGATGATGCATGGCACAAATTACGGCTCGGCGTCATCACCGCTTCAGAAGTTCACAACGTGATAGCAAAGCCCCGCTCAGGAAAGAAGTGGCCTGACATGAAAATGTCCTACTTCCACACCCTGCTGGCTGAGGTTTGCACCGGTGTGGCTCCGGAAGTTAATGCTAAGGCGCTGGCCTGGGGAAAACAGTACGAGAACGACGCCAGAACCCTGTTTGAATTCACTTCCGGCGTGAATATTACTGAATCCCCGATCATCTATCGCGACGAAAATATGCGCACCGCCTGCTCTCCCGATGGTTTATGCAGTGACGGCAACGGCCTTGAACTGAAATGCCCGTTTACCTCCCGGGATTTCATGAAATTCCGGCTCGGTGGTTTCGAGGCAATAAAATCGGCTTACATGGCCCAGGTGCAGTACAGCATGTGGGTGACGCGAAAAGATGCCTGGTACTTTGCCAACTATGACCCGCGCATGAAGCGTGAAGGCCTGCATTACGTCGTGGTTGAGCGGAATGAAAAGTACATGGCGAGTTTTGACGAGATGGTGCCGGAGTTCATCGAAAAAATGGACGAGGCACTGGCTGAAATTGGTTTTGTATATGGGGAGCAATGGCAATGAAGCATCCTCACGATAATATCCGGGTAGGCGCGATCACTTTCGTCTACTCCGTTACAAAGCGAGGCTGGGTATTTCCCGGCCTTTCTGTTATCCGAAATCCGCTGAAAGCCCAGCGGCTGGCTGAGGAGATAAATAATAAACGGGGAGCTGTATGCACAAAGCATCTCCCGTTGAATTAAGAACGAGTATCGAGATGGCACATAGCCTCGCTCAAATTGGAGTCAGGTTTGTGCCAATACCAGTAGAAACAGACGAAGAATTTCATACGTTAGCCGCATCCCTTTCACAAAAGCTGGAAATGATGGTGGCGAAAGCAGAAGCAGATGAGAGAGACCAGGTATGACAACCACTGAATGCATTTTTCTGGCAGCGGGCTTCATATTCTGTGTGCTTATGCTTGCCGACATGGGGCTTGTTCAATGACACCTCAGCAAGAAAACGCCCTTCGCAGCATTGCCCGTCAGGCTAATTCTGAAATCAAAAAAGCCAGACAGCAGTTTCCGGATAAAAACGTCGATGACATTTGCCGTAGCGTACTAAAGAAGCACCGCGAAACGGTAACGCTGATGGGATTCACACCGACTCATTTAAGCCTGGCGATCGGCATGTTGAACGGCGTCTTTAAGGAACGGTGAACATGAAAAGCAAAATCATCAGGGAGCTACAGGCTCCTTTTTTATTATTCGCATTCACCCTCAAGCGTATTAACCAACAATTCAGGGATTAATGAAAGATGGCAGACATAATTGATTCAGCATCAGAAATTGAAGAATTACAGCGCAACACAGCAATAAAAATGCGCCGCCTGAACCACCAGGCTATATCTGCCACTCATTGTTGTGAGTGTGGCGATCCGATAGATGAACGAAGACGACTGGCCGTTCAGGGTTGTCGGACTTGTGCCAGTTGCCAGCAAGATCTGGAGCTTATCAGTAAACAGAGAGGTTCGAAGTGAGCGAAATTAACTAGAAGCCAAAGATAAAATCATCGCTGAGCAGGAGAAAATCGCTAACGGAGAAAAGACAGTAAGTCAGTATATGAAAACCGCATGATATCATCAGATAAAAATCGGTCGTAAAGCGAAATATTAATACCAGAACAAACGAGTCGAGGTAAATTATATTACCTCGATAAATTAACTAAAACTTGCCCGCTATATACTATATCATTCAGTATCATCACGCGCGGTCTGTGCATATGTCACTACCGCACCTAATATATTAATTTTCTTTTCAACATAGATAATATTATCGTACTCATAATTGCCATACGGATAGCAAATGCGAATATTCTCATGTAGATCGGGGTCATCCACCTCAGCTCCAGAACAACTTTTTGAACTACCGGAAGTATACCGATACGGTGCAACGTAAGACGATGTCTCTCCAGGCAAAAAATAAGTTAGTGTCGTAAGGGGTATAATCAGAAAAAATCCAGCAAATATGCACATCCCTGCATAAACCTTAAGGTATGCTGACAGACTCTTCCAGCCGCTTTGTTTTACTATCCCCTTCTTAACCCAAAACAGAGATAACAGAAAAGCTATTCCCATGCTAAACAGAATGTAATAGTGGGATATACTCTGATTAAGAAACGTGACCCTGTAGATATCTGCCCGCCACCAGAAGAAAAGGAAAATAAAGATCAGCCCTGAAACTGTCATGCAAATCAAATAAGGATACGAATCTTTTTTCATGTTTAGCGCCCATAAAATTTTTCCTGACCCGGACAAATTTACCATCCATTTTTTGCGCAGAAAATAGCTCATTACTTACTGCACAATAATACACAAAATTGCGTAAATTTTTTGCATGGATTTTAGCTCTTTCAGCCGACATTTAAGGGGTAAATAGCATTTCCTAAAAGCAACTGCACCAACCCAACAGAATGGGCTACCGCTTACGTTGAGAGCAAAAAAGTGTATAGCAGCAATGAACAGCATCCTCGCACTGACGAGGATTTCTTTTATCTGAACTCGCTACGGCGAGTTTTTTTATGGAGATGATAAATGCACTTCCGAGTCACAGGTGAATAGAATGGAGAACCATTCAACAGAGTTATCGAAGCCGAGAACATCAGCGACTGCTATGACCACTGGATGCTGTGGGCGCAGATAGCACATGCAGACGTAACCAATATTCGAATTGAAGAACTGAAAGAACACCAAGCCGCCTGATGGCGGTTTTTTCTTGCGTGTAATTGCGGAGACTTTGCGATGTACTTGACACTTCAGGAGTGGAACGCTCGCCAGCGACGCCCAAGAAGCCTTGAAACAGTTCGTCGATGGGTGCGCGAATGCAGGATATTCCCTCCTCCGGTTAAGGATGGAAGAGAATATCTGTTCCACGAATCAGCGGTAAAGGTTGACTTAAATCGACCAGTAACAGGTAGCCTTTTGAAGAGGATCAGAAATGGGAAGAAGGCGAAGTCATGAGCGCCGGGATTTACCCCCTAACCTTTATATAAGAAACAATGGATATTACTGCTACAGGGACCCAAGGACGGGTAAAGAGTTTGGATTAGGCCGAGACAGGCGAATCGCAATCACTGAAGCTATACAGGCCAACATTGAGTTATTTTCAGGACACAAACACAAGCCTCTGACAGCGAGAATCAACAGTGATAATTCCGTTACGTTACATTCATGGCTTGATCGCTACGAAAAAATCCTGGCCAGCAGAGGAATCAAGCAGAAGACACTCATAAATTACATGAGCAAAATTAAAGCAATAAGGAGGGGTCTGCCTGATGCTCCACTTGAAGACATCACCACAAAAGAAATTGCGGCAATGCTCAATGGATACATAGACGAGGGCAAGGCGGCGTCAGCCAAGTTAATCAGATCAACACTGAGCGATGCATTCCGAGAGGCAATAGCTGAAGGCCATATAACAACAAACCCTGTCGCTGCCACTCGCGCAGCAAAATCAGAGGTAAGGAGATCAAGACTTACGGCTGACGAATACCTGAAAATTTATCAAGCAGCAGAATCATCACCATGTTGGCTCAGACTTGCAATGGAACTGGCTGTTGTTACCGGGCAACGAGTTGGTGATTTATGCGAAATGAAGTGGTCTGATATCGTAGATGGATATCTTTATGTCGAGCAAAGCAAAACAGGCGTAAAAATTGCCATCCCAACAACATTGCATGTTGATGCTCTCGGGATATCAATGAAGGAAACACTTGATAAATGCAAAGAGATTCTTGGCGGAGAAACCATAATTGCATCTACTCGTCGCGAACCGCTTTCATCCGGCACAGTATCAAGGTATTTTATGCGCGCACGAAAAGCATCAGGTCTTTCCTTCGAAGGGGATCCGCCTACCTTTCACGAGTTGCGCAGTTTGTCTGCAAGACTCTATGAGAAGCAGATAAGCGATAAGTTTGCTCAACATCTTCTCGGGCATAAGTCGGACACCATGGCATCACAGTATCGTGATGACAGAGGCAGGGAGTGGGACAAAATTGAAATCAAATAATGATTTTATTTTGACTGATAGTGACCTGTTCGTTGCAACAAATTGATAAGCAATGCTTTTTTATAATGCCAACTTAGTATAAAAAAGCAGGCTTCAACGGATTCATTTTTCTATTTCATAGCCCGGAGCAACCTGTGAACACATTTTCAGTTTCCCGTCTGGCGCTGGCATTGGCTTTTGGCGTGACGCTGACCGCCTGTAGCTCAACCCCGCCCGATCAACGTCCTTCTGATCAAACCGCGCCTGGTACCTCTTCTCGCCCGATTCTGTCGGCAAAAGAAGCGCAGAATTTCGATGCTCAACACTATTTTGCATCCCTGACACCAGGTGCTGCAGCGTGGAATCCTTCCCCGATTACCCTGCCTGCGCAACCTGACTTTGTTGTCGGCCCGGCGGGCACTCAAGGTGTAACGCATACCACGATTCAGGCGGCGGTAGATGCGGCAATTATCAAGCGTACCAACAAGCGCCAGTATATTGCCGTGATGCCTGGTGAGTATCAGGGAACGGTATATGTCCCTGCCGCTCCGGGTGGAATTACTCTGTACGGTACAGGTGAAAAACCGATTGATGTGAAGATTGGGCTTTCCCTTGATGGTGGCATGAGCCCTGCCGACTGGCGTCACGACGTCAACCCGCGCGGCAAATATATGCCAGGTAAACCAGCGTGGTATATGTACGATAGCTGCCAGAGCAAACGCAGCGACAGTATCGGTGTTCTCTGCTCTGCGGTCTTCTGGTCACAAAACAATGGCCTGCAACTGCAAAATCTGACCATCGAAAACACGCTGGGCGATAGCGTAGATGCAGGTAACCATCCGGCGGTGGCACTGCGTACTGATGGTGACCAGGTACAGATTAACAACGTTAACATTCTCGGTCGTCAGAACACCTTCTTTGTCACCAACAGCGGTGTGCAGAACCGTCTGGAAACGAATCGTCAGCCGCGTACGCTGGTGACCAACAGCTACATTGAAGGGGATGTGGATATCGTTTCTGGTCGCGGCGCAGTGGTGTTCGATAACACCGAATTCCGCGTGGTGAACTCACGTACTCAGCAAGAAGCGTATGTGTTTGCACCGGCTACGCTGTCCAACATTTACTACGGTTTCCTCGCCGTAAACAGCCGTTTCAATGCTTTCGGTGATGGTGTGGCGCAACTGGGCCGCTCGCTGGATGTTGATGCCAATACCAACGGTCAGGTGGTGATCCGTGATAGCGCCATCAACGAAGGTTTTAACACGGCTAAACCGTGGGCCGATGCGGTGATCTCTAATCGTCCGTTTGCGGGTAATACCGGCAGCGTAGATGATAACGACGAAATACAGCGCAATCTGAATGACACTAACTACAACCGCATGTGGGAATACAATAACCGCGGCGTGGGTAGTAAAGTGGTTGCAGAGGCGAAGAAGTAA